GTTGTTCCATCCGGGATATTAAAACTTAATGCTTTTTCTGTTACATTAGGGAAATTATAGTATTGGCGGGATAACAATGTACTACCTTTACCAAAAATTACAGTGCAGGTATTGGGTGTCGGTTTTTGCACAAAATGTGTATATTTTAGCACTTTATATTTTGTGCTATCAATATCATTCAATATAACAATGTTTTCATTAGCATCAGGGCTGCCCGTATAAGGTAAAACAATTCTAAAAATATCCAACCATTTTGCAATAGCAACCTTTTGTCCAATAGTACACCAATCCGCAAGCATATAGTCATTCTCTGCCCCAAGGAAAGCATACTTATAAGGGTAACTTGCTTTATACACAAGCTGGCTTCCCACATACGCTTCCATTACCTCTTTACTCCCCACATACGGCTTTTTACTTACGCTTCCGAAAGAAATACTCATAGTTATTCCTCCTTATTTCTTGCTCTCAACCAAGAGCGTATTTATCGCCAACAGGATATGCCTTAACCTTGCCTTTGCTTCCCCAATATCCTCACACTTCATAAGTATTTCGACAATATCGTCATGCAGCCCTGACAAGATTTTACGAGTTCGTCTGTCCATTAGTGAACCTCCTCATACCGACAGTACCCCACTTCTTTCGTAACTTTCTGACACCAACCACCTTTATTGTCAACACCATAGTAAGGGCATTTCTTTCCATAACAGTCACCAAACTCCATGTTAACCAATGTCATTCCATCATGGCAATCACGACAATCATGGACTTCATTCATTCTATACGGGCACTTCATACCCTTACCTCCTGCTCCAACAACTGCAACGCATCCCTGATAGCATAATACATATGCGCTTCCGCAGGACTAACCATCCCCCGGTCACACTCATGCAATATAGAAAGGCATCTCGCATTTTCCAACAGTTCTTTTGCTTTTATAATGTTGTCAATCATATGCTTATCCTCCATGTTCCCACCCACCATCCCTTAATCTTATTTAAGACTCCGTTACCAAATACAGAGTAGTGGCAACAGGGTTAGTAGGCAGCGCACTAACCACCTGAATAGCCGTCACATTCTGAATCATGGGAGCCAGGGCCGCAGCGGTTGCATAGTAGCTTGCAGGCTGCCCATTGAGATTCGTAGCGTTGGTAGCCGTAGTGGCGGTAGTTGCAGCATCGGCGCTCTCCGCTGCATGGACTTTACCGGTTGCACCGGAACCAACATAGTCAGAAGTTTCCATGTAGCCGTCCAAATCCACAGAAGCGCCATTGGTTACGATGGTCAGCACACCGCCGGACTGAATCGCAATGATATTGGAGTTGATACGGAACGCATAGTCCGGCAGAGAACTACCATCAGGCAGACGGGCCGTCACATTCTGTCCATCCACCGTAAAGGTATCGCCAGTGCGGAAGTCACCAGTAGCCGTGAAGCGGAACACCGGCACACCGGCAATGGCTCTCACCAGAGTATGCAGAGTACCAGCCTTATTATGTGTAGCCGTGGTAACACCCGCCGTCTGATTGGCTTTCATTACATCGTCAATGGTTTCCCAGTTAGGATTATACTGGGTCAGAGGGTTGAAAAGGTCAGCGCCCTCCACGGTTTTCAACTGAAAGTTAGTAGTCTGTTTCATACAGCATTACCTCCTTATACAATAATGTTTTTGCCGTTCTTGGCAAGCTGTTCATAGGTGAAGTTGAGCGCAATCAGCTCATTAACGGTCTTCTGTCGAGTAATAAGCTCGGTAACAGTGATACCATCCGTTGCATGGAGCTGGGCAAGGTAGTCAAACATTTCCTGCACCGTGACTTTCTCACCGGTGAAGTAGTTGAGCACCTTAATACCGATAATCTCGGAAGCAATACTCTCAAAGATATACTCGTTGTTCTCCTCAATCTTCAAATCCATAATATCTTTAAGGCTCTCGCCCAGATTATGAATCTTCATATCGAGTTCTTCAACAGAGGAAGCCACAGAATCCGCCAAATCAATAACGCTGTTGTTCAGCTCCTCATACTGCTCTTGGAACTTGGCATCAAGAGCGTTGTACTGCTCCTGCACCTGACCCTCAAACTTGAGGATTTCGGCCCGCATGTCATTGAGTGCTTGTTCAATAGCGTCTTGGTCAATGTCGTTTACTTCCTTAATAACTTCTTCAAGTTTGTAATACAGCTTGCTTATCATCTCAAGATAGCTCAAGCTATCATCGAAAACAGTAGGCAGAACGGGGTTAAAATTCCAATAGGGCAAAGGACTAATCATGTTAATACACCCCCATAAAACATTGATTTAGGTCACGGTCATTCATAAGCAGCCGTACTACGCTGACCACATACCGCCGGTATTCGTCATATAGTCTGCCCACACCGATGCCGGTGTAGCCGCTCACCGTCTTAACATAGTCCGTTTCTGTTGTGGAGTTTACGGAGCCGCTGCCGGTTGTGTTTCCCTGCGAAAGACTTGCGGAAGAAGCATACAGGTGATTCTCGATATCATCCATATCAACAAGGCCATCCGCCGGGGTACTCTCCACAACTTTAGATTTCGAGTTAGAATTAGATGCGGTCTGACTATTGCCAGTTTCGCTCTTATCTAATTTCTCGGTGTACTTGTAGTTCGATAGAGGGTCGATTTCGCTCATAGCCATCTTAAACATTCCGTTATAGTAAGGCATGATTTCATTCATTGTATTTCCGAGATACAGGTCAAATTCTCCAACAGTTTCAAAACCTATTTCACGCATCCAGAAATGATTAAGAATGTACTGATTCAATACCTGCCTGTAATTCTCGTCAAAGATTGGATAGGACTTAAGCGCCTGTAACTCATAGCCGCTTTCGATAATGTACCGCAGTTCGGTTGTGTATTTAGACACTTGCCATCCCTCCAATCTCTTGAGCCTGTTCAGAATCCAGCGCCAACTGGGCCAGCGGGTCGTCAAATTCCACAAGGGAGGACTTCGGCTGACGGAAGTTGACTTCAATGTTAAGGCCAAACATGTCGTTTATTTTGTCTGCCGCCTGTCTACGCATGATAAGCGGAGAGTAGCGATAGCTCATGGATTCAGAAGCAGCTGCTTCAACTTCGCCAGCAAGTACACGCTCGGCCTTTTGGGTTGCCTCCTGTGTTTCGTAGCCGAGATAAATCATGATTTCACCCATGATATGACGGCGCATTGTTGTAAGCTGTTCACCAAGGAACGGGGCATCCGTTTTGAGAACTGCAAAGCTGTCCTTGTCTACGGATTCATCCACAATCATAACAGGAGTATTACCGTCATAGTTTAGCCATATGTTCTTGAGTGTCAACCGCTGCTTATCTGTGCCCCGTAGCATAATTGGGGTCTTTTGCGCCCGGAGGTTGATGGAACGGGTCTGGTCAATGTCATAGAGCTGGTCGGCGTAGTAGTCGAGCCAAGGGAAAGTTGGGCAGCGTATCATATTGTTAAACACGACCACATATTTATCAGGGCTTTTCCCCTGCTTTTTTTCTTTCTGCGTAATGTAAGCTCTCATATAACGCCGATAGCTGTTCCAGTTGTTCCATGTTTCGATGCGCAGCGGATAGCCGTAATTGTCCCAAGGGCCATTTGCAAGGCAGGGCTGCACTACGAATTTCTCCGCAATGTCGTCACGGAAGAAAGCCACCATACCAGTTTCATTCAGGCTCATTTCAAGGTAACGCTCGTCAATTTCAGGCGGAAGATTCTCCCACTTGAAGCGGGCCATAGCCAGCTCATGCAGACGGCCTCGGTATAGGGTATCGAGAACGCCATTTCCGAGTAGTGCATTGTTCCTTTCGTTGGGGAGAATTGTTGCGGGTCGATTTTTATTTTTAGCCATGGTTTACCTCCTTTCAAGAAATGATTGGATTTGCAAGGGTGCCGTAATTGAATGTACCGCTGTGCCAGAGGGTTACGCCGTTGTCGAAGATACCTTTAATCGTTGCCAGCACAGGAGCAGGACATTCACCAATGACATTACATCCAATAGTTTTAATGTAATTCCAATTAGTCCGAGAATGTAGTTCAATGTCTTTAGCCCTATGTACAGCATAACCATACATCGAAAAATAGTCATCTATAATTCTTGCATATTCAGGTCGAATAGCCATACATTCTGTATACACCCCATTTGCACCCGAAGCACTATTTACATCAGCAGCAGCAGCACTACCGCTTAAAGTATCAGGCATTACCTGCGCATGGTACATAGCAGTTAAGGTTTTACCAACAGCAAGCGCAACAGGTATTGCTATCGCAGCAGCAACAGGCAAAGCAGCTGTGCCAAGAACAGCAGCACCAGTTAGACCACCCGCAGCTGCACCAGCAGCACTTCCAGCAGCAATTTTAGCAGCAGCAAGAGCACCCGTGGCAGCACCACCAACAACTCCCTGCACAGCACCGACAACTTGAGCAGCCTTATTCTGGGCAAGCCAGTTCTGATAGTAGTCCCTTACCCATGGTAAAAGAGGGAACCCACTGGCAGATACCTGATATTTCACATTGTATTCCATGCCCTCATAGCTTAATGGAGTTATTGCTGCCGTAGGGTTTGCACCAAAAGCCAGCTCAATTTTTAGGGTGGGGGCTTTGGAAAACAATTCATATCGAAGCACATTAGCGTTAGTTATAGTGTGGACAGATAACGCACAATAGGGGTAAGTGTATAGCTTGTTGTTTCTCGGCACGATGGATAATGTTCTTGCAGCAGGGGCATGGATTTCAGATGCTACATTTACACCTATTGTACCAATGTGCGGTGAAAGATAAAAAGAAATTATTGCATCACTTTTACCAGCTTTAGCATATGCATCAATAAATTCTTGTACGGAATTAAAGTTCAATGTAGAAAGAAATCCAAAGTTATATGTATAGACTGTTTGCGGAAGTCCACCCAGTTTTTGCGGAGCCATTGGAGCAAGAACGGTAGCTTCTTCCACAACTTCTGTAACTTGAGCAAATAGCTGTAAGTCAGTAAAAGGTCTTGAAGAAGTTTTCGTGGCTACATACGGGCCGAGTTCCAAATCCTCCGGCACTGTGTTAGCGCCAATGGCATCATTGCTTACACACTCCCTCTCCACAAAGCTCTTGTTGAATGTCAAATCAAACTGCCAAGTGGCCCAGATATCAACCTCAAGATAAAGGTTAGTGCTCTCCGGGGATGCGTATTCCACATTCGTCACGAAAGCATAGAACCATTTGTTCCCGAACCGATGATTTTGATATGCTACATAATTGATGTTATAGCACTGTTCATACGCCAGCTTTACACGCATTGGCCGACTGTTATCAAACGGCAGAAAGTCCGTATAGGTAACAATCGGCGTGTGATTCGCAAAAAACGCCGCCTGTTCCTCCACTGTGTCCCATTGCAGAACATTCTGATAAGTAGGGTCAGCAGGAATCCCGCTATACAATTTTACAATCGTATTGGGAGTAGCCATTTAATTTCCCTCCTTTAAGAGAATTGCCGGGGCAGGTGATTAGCCCACCCCGGCTTGGGATTAACCAACAGTGATAGTGCAGGTAGCAGTCTTGGAAGTGTCCTGAACAGAGGTAGCGGTTACAGTAATCTGATTCTTGCTGGTGCCCTCGCTGCCCTTTTCCAGACTACCCAGAATCACACGGCCCATGGAGGACACAGTGGTTTCGGGGTCAGTGGCACCAGAGATAGCAAAGGTACACTTGGAGGTAGGATTGCCTGCACCGGTTACGGCAGTTTCAAGCTGGACAGAGCCGCCAGCCTTAACAGTGGCAGTAGCAGGGGTTACGGTCAGATTGGTCACGGTAGCGGTAGTGCTGCCGAACGCCACAGCGTTGGAGAACGGGGACAGGGAATATACAGTCCACACATGGTAGAAGTAATTCCAGTAAAGGCCTTCGCCGTTGTAAGCGGTCTTGAAAGTGCGGAGGTAGTCATAAACCTGATACCAGTTCTTGTCTACCAAGATAGCCTCAATACCATTGTCGGCAAGGTCGCCGATATTGTCAACAACGATAACATGGCCAGCGAACTCCGCCTTATCCATATGGAACGCAGCAGCCAGCACATCGACATCCATACGAGCGTTGAAGTCGGGAGTTGTAATGAGGTACTGGTCTTCCTTGGGAGTAGAAGTCCATACACCAGCGTAGTTCATGGCGTTGTTGAAGATGGTCATGCCATCGGACACGGCCTTAATCTTAATCATTGCCTCACGAGCGGTCGCAGCATCGGTAACAGCGGTGATAGGCTCAACAATGAACCGGCCACCCTCGCCATACTCGGAAATCAACTGCTTCATCAGGATGAACTCATCCAGAGTAGCGGATTTATACATGCTGTCAACCAGTCCAGCAATGAAGCGGTCAAGGCTGTCATAGGACAGGAACGCCTTGCGTAGCTGCTCATTGGAAATGGTCAGCGGATAGTTAAGCTCACTGTTCACGGAGTGGAACACGGAGAGAACATTGGGGAGGTGGCGCTTGAACAGAGTATCCTGTGCAGCGCGGGGGTCATAGGTCTGCGCCTTGATAACATCGATGTAGACCTCCTCGATGGTTTCACCAACAGCAAGGCGGCCTTTCTTGAGGGCGGCCAGAGGGTTAGAAGCCATACGGTTATTGAGGATAACCAGCCCGATACGGTTAATCAGGGCATTAACGAACTCGTTTGCCTGCGCTTCAAAATTGAGAATAGCATCACCAACATCGTGAATATTCTCGGCAGTAGCTTCGGGGATTCTATCCTGATACACAGCGGAGCTGTTGGCTCGGATAGTATTAAGCAGCTTTACGCCGTCAGCCATTACTCATCATCCTTTCCAGTATAAGATTCAGCTTTCTTAAACAGATTCTCGTAGGTGAGTTCCTCGGAATCTTCCTTGATGTCCTCCGTCTGTTTGGTCTTGACTTCCTCCATCTCGGATTCGCCACCAAAGAAACGGTCAATGTACTGCTCACGGAGGGTCTGGTACTTGGTATTCAGGTCGTCATAAACGCTCTGCTCCACGCCAGCGCTGTCGACCACTTCAAGGGAAGCGGCATAATCGTCACGCAGACGGCCCACCATTTCAGCAGCATCATCGGGATTTTCGTACAGCCCCATGATAGTTTTCATGTAGGCTTCGTGCTCGTCCTTGGTAAGTCTGGGCATCCTCATTCACCTCCTTTGTGAAGAATACTATCAATTCTGTCGGCCAATGCCTGAATAACTCTGGTGTTTTCTCTGATAACATCGCTTTGGTCTTGGTTATTTTTCAGAAGCAGAATACACACCACAGCAGGGAAGCCAATAGAACTGATAAGGTTTACAATTTCATTGATATCCATGACTTTACCTCCTTACACTCGTATTTCATTCAACATGCGCATGACACCTATCCATGCACTTTTGGCTTTACCGCTCTCGAAACGCATTTTACCTTGTTTGAATATAATCGTAGCTAACCGCCACACAGGCTCATTTCGGGCGGAACGAACCATAAGTGTATTCGGGGAATGGTCGCTCATGCTCAATGTATATTTTTTAGGGTAAGACGGGTCGTAATCCTCGGAGCAGTACATCAGCCCTAACTTATCATCACGCCATACTCCGTAGAAATCGCCGCCGTAGTAAAACCCGTAGTAGTAATATGCCGTTCCCTGCTTCTTCTCAAGAAACTCGGTATCATCCCGGAGGGACACATTGCCGATAGCATAATCACCATAGCTGGTGCCCGCTACGATGCGGCCAAATCTCGTTTGGAACATGTGAGTAGCAAAGTCCTCTGAACTTACTTTTAAGAGGATAATGTCGCCGTCTTTCACCCGGCAGCGGGTTTCTCCCTCCGCCAAGTGTAACCCGAAATACAAAAAGTAGGGGTTATACATAGATATGTTGTTAGCAAGAAACAAGGCTCTTACATCCCTATCTCTTGAAACCGTGGAATATGCTTCAAGGAAAGTTTCGACCTCGTTGCGCAAGTAATGATAGTTGGATGCGGGGTCAATTAGAAATTCCTCGAAAATAATAAGGGAAACATCGGGATAAGCGGTTGACTTCTCAATCACCTGTGTGCTCAAAGTCATTACAAAGCCCGCTTGTTTGCCGTCAATAAAGAATCCTTTAGCGCTGCTCTTGAACTCATGCTCTGGGTATTCCTTGGCAATGTCGGAAAAGAAAGTGCTTATCTTCTTCAACTCCGACTTGTAACGCCGCATGTAAACAAACTGTTCTCCCTTATTCAAAAAATTCTTGATGGCTCTTTTCTTGGCGGAGTAGGTTTTACCAATACCACGACCGCCCATCACCATAGTGAACAGAGCGTTATACGACAGAGCATCATCAATATTATAATACATCTGCTCACCCTTTCTTTAAGTCGGAAGCAGGGAGGATAAAAGCAAGGTAGCAAGCCCGGCCCATCCGGCGGATTTCACCCCGTTGCTCTCCGGAATCGGTACTTTTATCCCGCCCCTGTTCCTATCTTCATTATACCACTTTACCATAATTTTGTCAAGTGCGGATAGTAAATTCATCCTCGGTCAGAACAACGCCGCCACGAACCCGCTCATGCCGGAGCTTGCCTTGGTAAGTTGTTCCAATCTTGAAGTTGTCCGGGGTCACATACTTGTAACAGCCTTTAGCCATACCAGCACATGTAACTTTCCAACCGTGTGTTTCTTCATATGTTTCGGGGTTTTTCTTCTTAAATTCTTCGGCGCTCTTACCGCAAGGATGTTCCATGTATGTTTTCTGACGGAGGAATATAGCATCATCAGCTTGCATTTCATAATCCCATGCGCCAAGACGAGTAGCATCTACATCAAGGCCCTCCGGAATCTCATGGCCTATTAGGTGCAAACTGTCAGTATCAGCATAGATGAATCGGGCATACACTTTTTGGGCTGCTGATATGGTTGTGTACCTTGCCCATGCCGTGATGAAACAGGCCATCGGAATATATACAGGCTTACGGAGTTCTTCCTCGCCGTCCCGGTATTTCACAAGGCCCTCCTCGGTGTAGTATGGAATCTTTGATTGACATTGCATCTTCAAACCGAACTTGCCATACAAGGCGTTCAGCATCAGCTTGGCAAGCGTTCTCATACCACCGTTGCCCTCAATCGTAGACTGTGCTTTTACTTCCATCCACTTGTCAATATAGTCATGGAACATTCCCGTTTTGGCCTTGAACATATAACCACCGAGATATTCACTAATATCTACATTGTAGTGTGATTCGAGTAGCTCAAGGTCAACAGAGGTAAGCGTTAGCACAACTTCCTCTCCCTTGGTACTCGTCAAATATTCGTTCGGAATAAAGCTCATGGTGTTCTTAATCTGAATCGTTGGTATCATGTTCTTTTTGATTTTGAAACGGCACCGGATGCGCTGCACATAAAGCGGGTACTCTGGATTGTACTCGTACTTCTCAAGGAAACGCACAGGCTGCCCGTACGGGAGCGGCCTTGTATACATCTGTGAGGGGTACAGACTGTTTACATCGAAGACGCTTACAGCGCCAAGGCGCTTGTTTTGGAATTTCGGATTACAATATGTAAAACCACCCCGATAAGCCTTGCGGATAATCATATCATCCTCTGGCTTTAGTTCTGGGAAAGCATCACGGAATTTCAGCTCGCCGCCTATGGTAGACTTGTAGTCATACAGGGCATTAGAGCCTTGCGTGATTTTCTTCAAGCCCTGGTCAAACAGCGTATTCAGGGCCATTGCCACAATCTTAACATCGTTCTGAATGTAAGCAATTTCCTCATCGGTCAACTCATGGCCTGGCTCTCGATATGCTTTATAGTCAATCTCAAGTTTGCTTATCGGCAGCTTGAAACTCTGTGCTATCACTTCCACGCTAAAAGGAATTATCTTCAAGCTATCTATTATTTTCGTACATATTTTATTTCTTCCACTTGCCTTGTGACAAATAGTAATCGTGTAAAACACTCCCATGTTAGATATCAGCGTTGAGAATGTTTTTGTTGTCAGTTCCTTTTGGTCTTTCACATGAGTATAGCCGTTCTGAAATAACCAATACAATATAAATTCACCGTCAAATTTCAGGTTGTGGAAGTAAAGCGTATGGTTTTTGTCGGATATTTTAGAGAACATATCATCTATGCTGTTTCCGACAGTCGTACTATACTCACCTCCTATCTCACAAAGAGCGTATGCCCATACCCTGCAATCGTTCTTATCAGTAGTTGTTTCAAAGTCTGCTGTAAATTTCAATAAGGAAGCTCAAAGCCGAACATTCTTGCCACACCCTGAACTACTTCTTTTGCCTTGTCGTCTGTGTCGCCTGTGTAAATGTAACCAAAGTCGCCGTTAATGTCGGTGTAGTACACATTCATAAAGTCCTCTGCACTTGCGTTCTTCAACTGTTTCCAAATGGCTCTTGCTTTCTTTCTATCTTCGACATTTTTCAAGTGTGATATTACTTGCTCTTTGAAAGCCTTTGCATACCCCTCCCCGAACTGTGTTTTGAATTTATCTTGTCGTGTTCCTTGAAGCTGCTTTGTATACACAGATTCAATGAATTGCCTAAAGTATTCCGGTCTGCTAAATTCCTCTGGCTCTCTCCAATTAGGAGCAAAAGTCGCTATTCTATCATCCCATGACGGGTCGACATTTGAGGGTAATCCAGTGGCAAGAATCCCTCTTTCCCTCATCAAAGCATGGGCGGTTTCTGCCTGTTCAAGAACTTCCTCCTTGTTGGCTTCCACTCGCGCCCTCATTTCGGCCAACATCGGAGCAGCTATCTCTTGACGGCCACGCCGGACTATATATTCTGGTGCATCCAAGAAAGCATCAAGTGTGCGCTCAAGCCGTGCAAGGTCGTTCATGTTGCTCAAGTTCTCGGCTGTCTTTGCGGCAGGAATCATCGGAATCGGGACGGTCGGCCCAATGCTATTTAACTTCTTCGCTACTTTATTCCGCTTACGGATTTTCGCCGCAATGCGGTTTTGCTCGCTCTCGGAAATAGCCATTACTCTTCCCTCACTTTCTTGTCGTCATGCGGAAAGTCCATCTCTTGTAGCCAGTGGCATACTTCCTCGTATTCGGATTCGCTCAATCCCCAAATGGTTACTTGCCAAACTTCATCTTTTGCTGCAAAGCCATTCAAGCCATGCTCTTTCATGATGGACGGATAATCCTTTGCGGTTTTGTTCATGTCAACATAGCCACGGATTCCCTCGCCAATTCCTTTTGCGGAATACTGCCACATGCCATACTTAACTTTAGGCTCACGATTCCAATTAGCAATCCATGTGTCATAGGCCCGGAGATTGTAAGGTATCAACTTATTGTTCCACCACGATTCGGAACAGTAAATGCCTGCATAGTACCCAGCTGCTTCAATCTCCTTGCAGAACGCCTCGACACAAGCAGTGCGCTCAATCGGAGTAAGATGGTCTGCCCTACCATTGTTTTGCTTGTGGCCACTTTCCTCTGTGTCAATGTAAATCGGATATTCCATCTGCAAGTCTTTTACAAGTTTCAGGCATAACTGGGCTTCCTCACGGGCTTCCTCTGGGGTGATGGCTTGGGTAAAGAAGTACACACCGAACGGGATGTTATTTACAATGCAGCCATTCAAGTTCTTCTTGAACCAGCCATCAATTTTCAAGGTGCCGTCACCATAACCACGATAGCCGCAACGGATGATGCAAAAATCAATCGTGCCTTTCAGCTTGGTGAAGTCTATCAGGGCGTAGGTGTTGTTGCAATAGCTAATGTCGATACCGTTCTTAATCATTTATTGCCCTCCTTATCACGGTTTTTGTTTACAACTTTAGCAGCATCTTTTCCCTGTTTGTTCGTATAAACTCTGCTGCTATAATACATATTTTCAAGATGCCTATTAAACATCTCTCTAAAATCCATTTTACTACCTCCTTTAAGGTGAAGAATAGCCCCCGGTGGGATGTCGGGGGCGTGTTCTATTCGTACAGGTTATACGGCTTTCAGGGTCATAGTCTTGCGCCCATTCTTGGTAGAGATGTTCTGTACCTCGATAGCCAAGGCAGGCTCCCAAGTAGGCTCACCAAAGACGGTAACGAGCTTCTTAACGGAAGAGTAAATGCCGCCAGAAACACAGGTGTAGCTTTCGCCGTTCTGGTCGATAAGTACCACACGGGCGTTTGCTTCCATCTCGCCGGTTTCCTTATTCAGATTCTCCACACGCTCAATGCAGAGGTCAGCAACTACGATGCGCTTACCGATAAAGTCGGACAGCTTGTGGTCGGGGCTGTTGATGGCGTTGTAGACAGCTACACGGGCCTCACGGGATTCGCCCTTGATGGAGCAATAGGATTCAGCGTTGTTCAGGTCGTACAGTACAGTGTTGTTAGCCATAATAAATTCTCCTTTTCTTAATTACTTTTCGATTACTTCGGCGTTATTGATGAACTTATCAAAGTCCATTGCGTACAGTTTCTCGGTGACAACCTCGGAAACGATAACCACAGTGTCGGTGCCTTTCAGGTCTTCGGCCTTACGAGCAGCCTTTACGGCGGGGATGTTGCCCATGACATGAATGGTCTTGACCTCATCGGACAGGTCACCATTCTTAACGGTGCGATAGGCGACTTCGGTAGATTTGATAGTGCGGGTAATTTTGCTCATTTTGATTAACTCCTTTTTTAATAAATTGTGATTGTTGTAACTTGCAATGTGCTGTTGGTTATCCCACGACCGGGAGCGTTAGTGCTCTCCGGTTTCGCCGTGTTTGCGGCTCGTCAGGTGGGCGTACAGCTTTTGGGCAAGGGCGATTATTCCTATCCAGATTAAGCAGACGATACACAAGATGCCTGCACAGATGAGCAGGATAAGGATTGTGGGATTGTGGGTCAGAATCATGCAGTTTAGTCACCTCCAACCCACCGGCCCTTGATATTATACAGACGGTGGCCTGTTTCAAGGGATTCGATAAAGCTGTAACGCTTCATCTTGCTTGCGGGGACGAACTCGGAAAATCCAATGGAGTAAATGAAGAAACCAGAACCGTCGGGGGATACATTTACAGTGCAGGCGTTGAGCTTGCCATTGAATCCGAATTTGTAGCCGAGGACAAAGCCTTTACTTGATGCGAGTGTTAGGGTCATTGTTGTCACCTCCTTTCAGTTCGTGCCATGGGAAAGAGCCGATACCAAAGCGGCAGAATAAGCAGAACTTGTGGCCGTCACTTGCTGTCATGGGTTCACAGCCGTTCATTTTGTATTCGCAGACTTCACAGGGAGAGCGGTCAACTGAAATATCCATAATACCTCCAATTCGTCTTTATGTGCATGGAAAAATCCCCCAAGTACTCTAATCCCTCGTTTATAATGCAATAATCTGCTCTGCATAGCGACTTGTGCCAAAATACATACAAACCTCCAAAGAAGTTAGCGTGGCCCAATATATCTCCTAATCCATCTATTACGGTAGCCTTGCCATGCATAATAGCTTGGCAACATGCAAACCTAATTGCTTTTACTGGGCTTTCAAATGGGTATTTTCTATTTGATATCACATAATACGGCATTGCTATTCACCTCTCATTAGGGCTTCACATTCCATCAGAAGCCAGCGATATTCTTTTACTGTTAAGTTCCCTTTTGTATAAAGGTGGTGGGTTTTGGCTAAAATCTTTTCAGGGGAGAGCGGGGAGTAAATACCCCGCTTCATATTTTCGATGCACCATCGCAGATAGTTAAAGTTAATCATTGCTTGATACCCCATGCGTAAATAGCTAAACAGATAATCAAGAATACAGCAACTGGGATAATAGTATCATTTAACATTTGTTTCAATCTCCTTTCCCGTTTCTACATTCCAAATTCGCCTGGGTTTGGGATTATTTTGGCCAATCAATAGGGCTTCGCAAAAGAACTGAAACACATAAGGGTGGTGATAGGTGTAAACATATCCGGCCCTTGTGGTGTAAAAGTTAGCACCAGGCTGGGAGCAATAGGCTACTACTTTATTAAGAAATTTACGATTCATAATTAACCCTCCTTTCTCTCACCGATAAGATTTCGATAGCCGTAGCAATAGATAGCGCCATCATAAAGGTATGCCGTCCAGTTCCAACCGTAAACGCCATAATTATAGGCTATTTCTACAACGCCAGGCTGATTCTCTCTAAACGGAAGATAACCATAAGAAACACGGTACAAAGGGAGATTAAGGGTTTTTGCAAAGTCTTTCAATTGTTGACGGGTTGCTTTCATTGTCATTTTAATTTACCTCTTTTCTATTCTTTTCTAATTTATGTTCCGCCCACTCTACATTTTTCATCCCGGCTTGTGACGGGCCACGGCTGCATTAGGCGGGCTTTTTAGCCCTCTTTTCTCATCAGTGGGACGCATTCTTTTACAAACCCCCTGTAAACATATTTGTAGTTATTGCTATCGACAAAATAACACAGATAGCCGTAGAAATTCCTCGTGATATGAACATTTCCAAATTTTGGGTGAACGCCGTAAAAATCAAAATTCATTTTAATCCTCTTTTCTATTTTAGTTTATGTTTCGCCCACTCTACATTTTTCATCCCGGCTTGTGACGGGCCACGGCTGCATTAGGCG